TTAACAGGGCCAAGAAACCATTACAGGCCATGCTTACATTCTACAGAGCAGTGCAGACGATGAAAGCGTTTGTGTTAAAGAAAATGAATCAGGCACAGGCGATTGGATCTTTCCAACAGACGGATGGTGGACTAGAAGTCACAGAGCCTGAAGGATTTGTAGCAGTGGACAAGTCAGGTAATGCTGTGAAGTTGGTTGATAGGTTAGGATTCTCAAGAAGAAACTTGACTGGTATCAGCAAATTCAAGAAATAGTTCTAAAGTTTTATTAATCTGTTTGCTTAACTTTTCTTCATTGAAAAAAGTATCGTAGTTATGTTTTCTTAGAGATTGTGTCTGTAAGTAAATGTCTTGCCATTTTTTGTTGCCTCTCTCTACTTGACTTCCATCGTCACACTGAGATTTTAATTCCTTACATAAAGACACTAGTTTATCAATACGTTTATCTTTGTCTTTCTCTAGATCATATGATTCGTCGAAGTAGGCACTGAAAGTTTTGAATCCCATTTCTCTCAATCTTTGCAAGTATAGATAGTTTCCGTGTACAATGAAAACGTGCTGTGCAATTATAGGTTTCCATATTTTCTCCGTCATAAAAACTTCATAATCATTGTCATTGGTCTCAGATACTAATGAACAGACTGTGTCAATGTAGGGAAGTTCATATATGTCTTGGTCCTTGCCGAATCTTGGGTAATGTTCTGGATCTATTCCGGGCAGTTCGTATTTGTTGTCTAGTCTCTTAGGAACATCTTTGCCAATGAATGTGTGGATGCTGTTTTCTAAGACACCGGCTTCAAGTAGTTCATCATACAATTTAACTCTGTGTGGTCTGGGAGTTTTATTGAGGTACAGGAAGTCGTGTTTCTTGTGCCAGTAACTGCCGTTATGATCGTGGGTGAATTTGAATTTTGTGTTCTTGTGTTTCTTAAACATAAGGTGCCAAAACCAACTGACATCACCTGTCCATTTACAATGATGTAAATCTATCTCTGGATATAATTTTATGCTGTTCACGTTCTCTAATGATTCCCATGGGGTGGCCTTGATGAATACAAAACCTTGACTGTGTAATAGGGCACATCTCTTTTTGAGTTCTTCTGCAAACTGGGGATTTTCTGACATCATCTTCATTTCTGACCTTACGTCAATTACCGCAAACTTCCTGTCATACTTGTCCAAGTCAAACAAGTGCAGATCATAATATTGACCCACAGTGTCAAATGTCTGATTCTTTAAAGTATGCATAGAGATAAAACTCTCGAGATCCTGATGGAACCCAGTTTTCATTACATCTGTGAGAATAAAGTTTCTTTGCATATACCCTATAAATACCTATATGTTAACTCCATTTTTAAAGTATGTATCTGAGGGCAAGGTCATAAGACGACATAGTGACTTGCAGAGATATACCTTCCCCGAAGTCACTGAAAGGATCTACATCAGTTTCTTGGCATTGGCCTGGTTAAGTCAAGATAGTTCAACATCATCATTCGCAAAATCATATGCAGATCAAACAATGGCAAAGGGCACTTTCGATCAAGTGAGAATGATAAACAATGACCTCGCAAACATGTTGGCAATCGTGGCAGGAGATCCTGATATCACAAAAAAATTAAAGAACAAGAACCAGGCACAGGCCATGAGGCAAAGACAGCCTGTACCCGTAATGGCACTGAGGAGATACATGAGGGGTTGGCAAGATCACTATCGTAATCTCACACAATTAGAAAGGGCGTTGAACATAACCGATGCCAATTATAGGAACGTCAGAAGAGCAGTGGCCAATCTGCCTAAATTAAATTCAAAAACAAAGTCCCAAACATTGGCAAAATTAAAACACATGGTGCAGAGTAAACTACCAAACACAGACATCGCAAAGATGTTGAAGGAGTTATAATGCCCAGAGAGAAATGCCATAGGTGCAACTGCAATCCACACTGCGACAAAGAGTGTAAGAACTGTGAAAACTGTGACGTTTGTGATTGCAACAAGTGCCTTGAAAGGTTTGCACCAGATGGATAATCTAATCAAATTCATCTGTGAACTTTGTGGGTGCGAACAGCACTGTGGCAGTTCATGTACTGAATGTAGGGACTGTCCTGATTGTGGATGTAAAGAATGTGATGCCGGAAGCAAATAGTTTCTGGGTGCTTTACGGACAACACACCAAATTAACATACCTAGAAGATGCCGGCAACGGCCAACAAAAACAAAGAAGGAACGCACTACGTTATGTAAAGCGGTGGCGTGTGTGCCTAGACATAGGTAGCAACATAGGACAGTGGACGAGACCGTTGTCAAAGTTGTTTGACAGTGTTGTGTGCTTTGAACCCAATCCCAACTTTAGAGAATGTTTCCAAAGAAATGTAAAGACAAACAACGTAACATTGTGGCCCTATGGTCTTTCAAATCACGAACACAATGCCAATCAGGTGTTCAACTCCACCGTGCTCCAAAAGGGAGATGGAGACATAGAATGCAAGACACTAGACAGTTTTGGACTTACTGATGTTGACTTCGTGAAGATTGATGTTGACGGTTTTGAACTTGCCTTACTGGAGGGTGCAAGTAAAACACTCACAGACAACAACCCTGTAATAAACATTGAAATGAAGAGAAACAAATATCAGCCTGCACATAAACAAAGTGCCACAAGGCAAAAGTTAGTAGATCAATGTGATGCTATCCTTAGAGATCTTGGCTATAAGTTCGTAAGACGTACCAAAAGTGACGAAGTGTGGCTAAAACCGTAATATTACAGCATAATTTACCAAAATATGGTATAAATACTTACATCTGCTGTCAGAGTGACAGCAAGGCTTTTTAACCAGAGAATAAGGAGGGTAATAAAATGCCAATAGCAAAAAACAACTTCTCTAGAAACGAAAACTACGAAGTAGGTTCAGTTGATATGACGTTCTTCACAGTTGATTTCATCAACTCAATGGCGTCTGAGACATCAGATCTTTCAACAGCGGCTACTGCCGGTTTAGAGTTGACTAGAGCAACAATCGAAGGACAAGGTGTACCTGTGTTAGCGGAAGGTCCGTTAACTGACTCAAACACACAAAAAACTTACGGTACAAGAACAGACTGTTTAGACAGTTTATCTTCTACTACTACTATCGCGGCGTTACAAACAGCGATTAGAGCAATGGACACAAACGTGATCACTGCTACAGTAACATCAGCAACAGTTACAGAAACAAAACTTGGTATCTTAACTGCGGCGGCAGTAAGTTAATAGTTTTTACTATTACCATAAGGGTGGGTCTTTTTTTAAGGCCCACTCTTTTTTTACGGCTAAATTATAGCATATGGGCAATCTCGACACAGTTCTAGCAATCATGCGTTCTCCACAGAACGGCATGCGAAAGAAACATCCTGTGATCATAGACATCAACGACAAGGTGGGATGGTTGCATCTCACGGGAGGTGCACAGCACAGCCTGATGTCATGGCTCAACGAGTTCCACAGGGATGAGTTCAAAGAGTTGCACAAGGACACTGTCAAGGACTATGACAAAGATGTGTTTGCGATATTGGCGGAACCAGAGAAGAGATACTGGAACGGCATAACGGAATGGACAACATGTTGGGGAGAACACGAGTGGTGGCAACACGACGACATCATGGAATGGTTCCCACACTTTGATAGGTACACCCTCAGATACTCAGAACAGATAGACGAAGTCAAGGAAGTAAAACATTTTATTAAGTTAGACAACAACCTTAGCGACAAGATGGAAGAACTTGCAAAACAATACGATTTCAAATGTCCATATGGAATAGACAACATAAGACCAAGATACAAGAAAGACCCTTCCACGGTAAAAATTCACAAGGAGATCATGCCTAAGTTTAAAAAATTGGTTGAAGAAAGTCCCGAACTTTCACAGAAATTAGAAGATTACCTTGCCCCAGATGTTTGGTACTACGCCAAGGCCAAATAATGCACGAGTACAGGGTTCACACACTGGTTGATATAACAGACAACGGTGTTCTGAATAAACCTTTTCCATTCCAGTCTCTTTCTGGTGATCTAATACACGACAAACAGTCATTGTCCGTTGCTAGGAATCAAAACTCAAACTTCAACACGATGTTACAACTGCTTCAGATGAGGGGTAACGTGACATGGGATCTGCCACCAATGAGGACTGAACCACAGACTCTCGGCAATCACGGATTTGGATCGTTCTACGAAGGCAAACACATCACCTGGCACTTTCAGTTCTTCACTGAGCAGTCGGGGGTGTACGGTGATGAGATAGATCCCACGACATTTCTACAGGGTGACTTCCATCAGGTGCCCATAGTCAGTTTCTGCAAGGAGACTGCGACCTTCCCGTTGAGCACGTTTGACACACAGACTCCAACCACCATAAACACGTACTTTTCGTACGCCGGACCCACTGATAAATAACAGTACATTTAGGCACAACAAGAAACTAACAAAGGCACAACTAGGCAATGACTCAGGCTCATTTACAGGCTCTACTGATGGAGGTACAAAACCTCAAGAGTGAGATAAAAAATTATATGAGTACAACAGATTTAGAGAAACAGAACCTAGAAGCACACGTTGACCTGTGTTCGGAGAGATACAAAGGCCTCCACGACAGGTTGAGTGCGATAGAACTTCGTCTAGGCAAAATGAACGAAGAGATGACAGCAGGTCACAAGTCACAGACAAAGACAATCATAGCAACGGCAGGAACGGTGGTCGCAGGCTTACTATCAACAGTGGTGGTAATCTTGATGAAGATGCCAGGCTAAAATTTACCAATAGATGTTCATACAGATAGCACCAAAGGCCAAGGTCTACGTCACAGACGCGGACGTATTATTCATAAGGCAACACACAACAGAATCATTCAGGGCAAAGCAACTGTCACCAGAGGATGCAGACAGGGCCAAGCGATTGGCAGACAAGGCAGTGTTCGTCAGGAAAAAACTTGACGACGACACCCAATATGCTTTAAATAGAAAGATAAGGTTCGTTGCCAATGACAGAAAAAAATAAATCAGAACTGGTAAAACAGATTGAGGCCTATGGTCTCAAGAACAAACTACATGACCTCGCCCGTAGGGAAGAGGCACGTAGACCTTTCCGACATCTACCCAAACAGTTCTCAAAAGGTATCCTAATAGGAAACATAGCGATCGTTCCTAAGAAGCACACGGGCACCAGGTACGTGTATGTGATAGCCGACATGATGGAGGCACGTGTATTGCACGAAGATATTAAC